TGGCCGCCAACATGCTGTGCGCGAACTGGAGCAATCGTGGCGTTAACCTGTGGGCGGTTGACCTCGTCACGGTTGCGCTGGTGCAGGCTCAGGCGACCTACAACGTCGATCTGAACACCGTCACCATGCTTGATGCCTACATGGTCATCGACGACGGCAACGGACAGCCCATCGACCGCATCATCCTCCCGGTGAGCCGCACTGAATATGCGAGTTATCCTAACAAGGACACGCAGGGCTTCACGACCACCTTCTGGTTCGACCGCCTGATCTCGCCGAACCCGACCGTCACCCTCTGGCCCGTACCCGATGGTTCGAGCGCGCAATACCTCAAGTATTATCGCGTCCGCCAGATACAGGACAGCAATCTGGCAAACGGAACGCAAGTCGAGATCCCCTATCTCTGGATGGACGCCTTCGCCTACGGCCTTGCCGCCCGGCTTGCTATCATCTGGGCGCCTGACAGGGCGCAGCTTCTCAAGCCGCTCGCCGACGAGGCTTACACCATTGCCGCCGAACAGAACGTCGAGACGGCGCAGCAATACATCTCGCCCCAGATCTCTGGATATTATCGGCCATAAGGAGGCCCTATGGGATACGCCTCACAAGCCGGTCGGGCCAGAACAAGCGCAACGTCGCCGCAGGCGCATGCAATATGTGACCGCTGCGGCTTCCGCTACAATCACGTTGACCTCAAGTGGCAGTTCGACTGGGCTGGCGCCTCGCTGATCAACAAGCGCCTGCTTGTCTGCACCCCCTGCTTTGACACACCGCAGGAACAGCTCCGCGCCATCGTGGTCCCCGCAGATCCGGTCCCGATCCAGAACCCGCGCCTTCAGGACTTTGTCACGGCGGAGCAGAACACGCGCACGACTTCGGGTCAGAACACGGTCGATCCGGTGACAGGCATTCCCGTGATCAGGGGCGCCACGCGCATTACACAGACCTATAACACCCGCGTCACGCAGCAAACGGGCGAACCGCCGGGCGGTCTCAATACGCAGCCCGGCACAAGCCCGACTGTTCCTGCCGATGCTGGTGGCAATGACCCCGGATTGCCGTATAATAACACGACAGTTCCAGAGACAGGACCGCTGACATGAGCGTTGAGCAAATCCCGAACCTTACATCGGCCACGGCGCTCAATGGTAGCGAGCAGCTTGAGGCTGTTCAAGCGGGGTCCAGCGTCAAGGTCACGACATCTCAAATCGCCACCTATGTGCAGGCCACATATACCCCATCAACGATCACTTCAGTCACGGCCAACTCTCCGCTAACATCCAGCACCGTTTCGGGCGCCGTCACGATCAACCTGCCATCGCAGTCGATTACGAACGCCTATCTCGCCACGATGACAAATGGGACGGTGAAGGCAAATTTGTCAGGCTCAACATCGACGCCCTCTGATGTCACGCCAAGCGCCATTCTTGACACGTTTGGAACCCAGACCGGGACGATGATCTATCGAGGCGCGTCTTCTTGGACTGCGTTGACGGCGGGCACGAATGCTCAAGTTCTGACTTCTAACGGCACCACATCTGCACCTTCTTGGCAGACGCTTTCTGTTCCATCAGGCAACATCGCGCCTACTGGCGTTTCTGCGGGAACGTATGGTTCCGCATCGCTAGTTCCGCAGTTCACTGTTCTCGCCAGCGGCCAGCTTTCTGTTGCAACCAATGTGGCGATCTTGATCCCATCCGCCCAAGTCTCTGGCTTGGGGACTATGGCGACACAGAACGCCTCTGCGGTTGTCATCACGGGCGGGACAGTCAATGGCACTACAGTAGGGGCCACAACCCCCTCAACTGGTGCTTTTACGACGCTTTCAGCCAGTTCCACTGCCAGCTTTGCCACCATTGCCACCGGCACATGGAATGGGACTACTATTGGCGTCACCTATGGTGGCACAGGGGCAACTACCGCTGCGGGTGCGCGAACTAATCTTGGAGCGGCTGCTTCTGGCGCGAACAGCGACATTACGAGCCTTTCCGGCCTGACGACCCCTCTTTCTGCTCCGCAGGGTGGGACTGGGTTTGCCAGCTATACGACTGGCGATCTGCTTTATGCAGATACATCCAGCACTCTTTCCCGCTTAAATGATGTCGCCACAGGCAATGCGCTGATCTCTGGTGGCGTTGGTGTCGCGCCCTCTTGGGGCAAGATTGCCCTGACTACGCACGTTTCCGGCGTCTTGCCGACTGCAAATGGCGGCACAAACCTATCGTCATTTACATCTGGTGGCGCAGTTTACGCTACGTCAACTTCAGTTTTGGCAACTGGAACGCTGCCTGCTTCGGCTGGCGGAACTGGCGTCACTGCTCTTGGAACGGGCGTAGCGACTGCCCTTGGGAGTGCAGTAACGGGTTCAGGTGGCATTGTCCTTGCTACCAGCCCGACCCTTGTCACGCCAGCACTTGGAACCCCTGTTTCTGGCGTAATGACCAATGTGACTGGTTTGCCTTTGACAAGCGGCGTTACCGGCACCTTGCCGGTAGCAAATGGCGGTACTGGGGTCACGATATCGACCGGCTCTGGAAGCAACGTCCTTAACACTAGCCCCACATTGGTGACGCCTCTTCTCGGAACGCCAACATCTGTCACCTTGACGAACGCTACGGGTCTCCCGTTGACGACAGGCGTGACGGGAACTCTTCCAGTTGCCAACGGTGGTAGCGGTGCTACGACGCTCACCGGCTATCTCTACGGCAATGGAACTAGCGCGTTTACGGCTGTTGCGACTATCCCGAATGCTGGGCTGACCAATAGCTCTGTCACTGTTGGCAGCACGGCGATTTCTCTTGGCGGCACATCTACGACATTGGCTGGCCTGACGACTGTTACCCTGACGCAAGACCCTACTTTGGCTCTTCAAGCGTCAACAAAACAGTATGTGGATGGTCAAGTTGCCGCTGTCTCAAACACCACGTTCCACACATCATCTGGCTATGCTTCAACAGCAGCTCTGACGGCTACCTACTCTAACGGAACCTCTGGCGTTGGAGCTACGCTGACCAACTCTTCCACTTTGGCGGCGCTTGCCATAGACGGTTATACATTCACCGCGACGGATGTGACCAATTCAACCCGTGTCCTTATTAAAGACCAAGCTTCTGGTCTCCAAAACGGTATTTACACCGTTACCAATCAAGGTTCTGCATCTGTCGCTTGGGTTCTGACACGCGCCACTGACTTCAACACGGTTGGCACTGGGCCAAACTATATCGAAACCGGCGCGTCTACTTTTGTCACGGGCGGCGCTGTTAATGGCTCTACCGGCTGGGTGATGAACGCCACCGGCACAATCACAGTCGGCTCGACTTCCTTGGTTTGGGTGCAGTCATCTTCATCCGCCAGCGTGACAGTCACTTCGCCTCTGACGAAAGTTGGCTCGGTCATCAGCCTTGGTACGGTTCCCACAACGCTGGGCGGCACCGGGTTGACGACGCTGACTGCCTACAATGTCTTGCTTGGCAACGGTACAGGCAACGTCGCTTTCGCCGCTCCTGCTACGACCGGCTATCCGCTGCTTTCGACCGGAGCTGCTTCCAACCCGGCCTTCGGGCAGCTTTCTTTGACGGCTGGCGTCACTGGAACTCTACCTGTTGCCAATGGCGGAACGGGTATAACCGCTTTTGGCACAGGCGTAGCAACAGCTTTAGGAACGGCTGTCACCGGTTCTGGCGGCATCGTGCTGGCCACATCGCCAACGCTGGTGACGCCTGCACTTGGAACCCCTTCTGCACTTGTCCTGACCAACGCAACTGGCCTTCCGCTTGGAGGGTCTGGTGTCACGGGAACGCTTGGGACTGGCAATGGCGGCACAGGTCTCACAACCTTCACCGCAGCTAATAACGCAATCTACTCCACTTCTGCGTCTGCCCTGACGGCTGGCACCCTGCCTGTTCTCGCTGGCGGCACGGGCGTTACGACATCAACCGGCACAGGCGCTGGTGTTCACGCCACCAGCCCAACGCTTGTGACGCCTCTCCTTGGGACACCTACTTCCGGTGTTATGACTAACGTCACGGGCCTTCCCCTCACCACAGGCGTCACTGGCACACTCCCTGTCGCCAATGGCGGCACTGGCACTGCAACGGCGTTCACAATAGGCTCGGTGATATTCGCTGGCTCGTCTGGCGTCTATGCACAGGACAATGCCAAGTTCTTCTGGGATGACACCAACAACCGCCTTGGCATTAACACAGCTACGCCACAGGTGCAGTTGACGATCTTGTCCAACACCCAGACGACGACGCCAACCGGAACCCTGCCGTCTGGAACTGATCTCTATATCGTTGGTGCTAACGCAGCTAACACCCGTATCACGCAGGATGCCTATGGAACTGGCGCGTACCCTGCCTACACCGGGCGTATGTCTCGCGGCACTGCCGCTGCTCCAACAGCGACACAGCTTGATGACATTCTGGTCGAAGTCACTGGCCGAGGCTATGGCGCGACAGGCTTTGGAAGCTCTTCAACTGTACGCATCGACTTGGAGGCTGCGGAAGCTTTCACCGATACAGCGCAAGGGACGTACATTTCGTTCCATACCAGCGCATTGGGTGCTGCTTCTGCGGTTGAGAGATACCGGATTGGGCCGTCAGGTCAGTGGGGCATTGGTGGCGCTACCTACGGCACGAGCGGCTATTCCTTCGTATCTGGTGGCGCGTCTGCCGCTCCTTCATGGTCCCAGATCAGCCTGACCGCAGGCGTGACAGGCACTCTTCCTGTGGCGAATGGCGGCACCAACATTGCCTCCTACGCTGTTGGTGACATCCTTTACGCTTCTGGCGCGACAACTCTGTCCAAGCTGGCTGCGGTTGCCACTGGCAATGTCCTCCGCTCTGGCGGTCTGGTAACTGCCCCGGCATGGGGTCAGGTGTCCCTTACCACAGATGTGACTGGCACGTTGCCTATCGCAAACGGCGGCACTGGCTTGGCTACAACACCAGCCAATGGCGCGCTTGATATTGGCAACGGCACAGGCTTCACGCGCACGACCTTGACCCAAGGCACTGGCATCACCATCACGAATGGCGCTGGTTCAATCTCAATTGCCAACGCTGGCGTTACCACTTTCTCGGCAGGAACGACTGGGTTTACGCCAAGCACTGCCACTTCAGGCGCGGTTACTTTGGCTGGCACATTGGCTGTAGCGAATGGCGGCACTGGCCAAGCAACTGCTCTGACGCAATATGGCGTAATCTACGCCGCCTCTTCCACTGCTATGGGGAACACAGCCGCAGGCGCGACGGGTCAGGTTCTGATTGGGAACACTGGCGCAGCGCCCTCTTGGGCTACAGTTTCCAGCTCTCTCGTCTCCTCCATCAGTTTCGGCACGACCGGCCTTACCCCCGCGACAGCGACGACCGGCGCCGTAACAGTCGCCGGGACATTGGCTGTAGCGAATGGTGGCACTGGCGTAACGACATCAACTGGCACGGGCAATGTTGTTCTCAGCACCAGCCCGACACTTGTCACCCCCTTGCTTGGAACGCCGACTTCTGGCGTGATGACCAACGTCACTGGCCTGCCTTTGACTACGGGCGTCACCGGAACGCTCGCAGTCACCAACGGCGGTACGGGCGTCACAACCAGCACTGGCTCCGGGAACAATGTTCTCAGCACTAGCCCGACACTTGTCACGCCAGTTCTTGGAACGCCTACGTCTGTTACGCTGACCAACGGAACCGGCCTCCCCCTAACTACGGGCGTCACTGGAACCTTGCCTGTGGCGAACGGCGGCACTGGCGTAACGACCAGCACAGGCTCTGGCAATAACGTCCTGTCGGCATCGCCTACACTGACTGGCACGTTGACTGCGGCTACGATCTCGGCCAGCGGCACCATCAGCGACAGCATCGGCAACGTCCGCGAAGTCCCTGTAAACACTCAGACAGCGGCGTATGTCCTTGTCGCGAGTGACAGCGGGAAGTACATCAACATCACTACGGGCGGTGTCACGGTCAATGCCAGCATCTTCTCAACGGGCCAGTCGGTGACTATCTACAACAACAGCGCATCGAACCAGACGATCACTCAGGGAACATCTGTCACGATGTATTTGGTTGGGACTGCGACTACGGGCAACCGCACATTGGCCCAGCGCGGCGTTTGCACCATCCTGTGTGTGGCATCGAACACGTTCGTCATAACTGGTGGGGGACTGACGTAATGTCTATCTACAACATGTTTCTTGGTGCTGGTGGCATACCGCCTGTCACGTTTTGCTATCTTGTCGTCAGCGGTGGCGGAACAGGCGGAAATGGCTGTTGCAATCTAGGCGGCGGCGGCGGCGCAGGCGGGTGGCTCGGCAGCACCGTAACAGGTTCAGTTGGCACAACGTACACAGCCACTGTAGGTGGCGCAGGCACTGTTTCCAGTTTTGCGGGAACTGGCATTACAACTATTCAGCCAGTTGCAGGCGGCGCAGGCGGGTATGGGAATGCCTGCACCCCCGGCCAGTCGGGATTTGCTGGCGGTTCTGGGGGCGGCGGCGGTACTGGCAATGGTGGTGTCATCCTTGGTGGAGCAGGGACGCCCGGGCAGGGGAATAATGGTGGCGTACCCGGTGGCAGCGGTAATTATGCTGGCGGCGGCGGCGGCGCTGGTGCCGTTGGCGGAACGGGTGCAGCCGGTGGGATTGGCGGCGCTGGATTAACTAACGCCACATTCAGCTATGCTCATAGCGGCGGCGGCGGCGGCACTTCTGGGGGACTTGGCGGCGGCGGCGCCTATAACCTTGGGTCTCCAACTGGCGGAACGGTTAACACTGGCGGCGGCGGCGGTCAAGGCACCAACGGCGCGTTCGGCGTTGGTGGCTCGGGCGTTGTGTTTGTTCGTTATCCCAACACTTTCGCCGCTGCAACGACTACTGGCTCGCCAACAATTACATGCACTGGCGGATACCGTGTCTACAAGTTTACCGGCACCGGAACTTTAAAGATATAAGGAGGAGAGCATGGCATACTTCGCACAACTTGATGACGCCTTCGTTGTCCTTCGGGTCATTGCCGTCAACAACGACACAATAGGCAATCTGCCATTCCCTGAGAGCGAACCTATTGGCATTGCGTTTCTGCAAACTACCCTTGGCGATGGAATGATCTGGAAGCAAGCAAGCTACAACGGCAATTTCCGTAAAAACTATGCGGGAGTTGGCTACACTTATTATCCGGCTCTGGATGCGTTTATTCCTCCCAGTCCGTTCCCATCTTGGGTTTTGAACACAGGCACTTGCCAGTGGAAAGCGCCTATTCCAAAGCCAAATGATGAAAAGAAGTATCGCTGGGATGAGGCAACTCTGTCTTGGGTTGAAGTCCCGGCTACAACTCCGTAATCAACCAGCATCATAGGGGGATAGATGATGTGCAAAGCCAGTCAGATTGATGAAGGCGAAGTGCCGTTGCAGGAAGTGCCAACAGGTTCAAAGATGGAAGCATTCTCGCACTTCCCGACGCTGATCTACCATGTCAAAGCTCCGCAGTTTTTAGACACTGCCAAGACGGTTGTCAGCGAAGAGCTTGCGATAAAGAAGAAAGAGATCAAGAAGCTCAATGAGATTTACCCCGTCCTTATGACTGGCAATCTCAACAGCGATCCCCGGATGCTTGGCCTTGCCAACTTCATCGCCCAGTCAGCATGGGAAATCTTGGACAGCCAAGGCTATGCCATGCAGAACCTGACCACCTACTTCACCGAGTTCTGGTGCCAAGAGCATCACAAGCACTCTGCGATGGAACAGCATGTGCATGGCTATGGTTCGCAGATCGTTGGCTTCTACTTCATCGACGTTCCCAAGGACAGCTCGCGTGTCCTGTTCCATGACCCCAAGGCTGGCAAGGTTCAGTTGAACTTGCCGGAGAAGGACATGTCTCTGGCGACTGTTGCCTCCAACGCCATCAATTTCGTGCCGGAGGCTGGCACTGTCATGTTTGCCAATTCATGGTTGGCTCACTCGTTCACGCGCCATGCGGCAACCAAGCCTATGCGCTTCATCCACTTCAATGTCAGTGTCCAGCAAGCCGCGCCAACGGCCTGCCCTGTGCCGACAGACGTTGAGGTGATTTGAGCAAGTTCTGCATTCGGTTCAACCAGTCGCGCGGACAGCCGGGCAGGGGGACAGTCGAACATGTTTGGCGCGTGTTCGAAGATGGCAAGGAACGCTTGTTCAAGCACTTGCGCATCACTGTTCCGGTCTGGGACGAGCGTGATGGGGAGCAATGGAATGTCTGTTGCGAGGGGGTTCTTGTGATAGACAGAGAGACATCAACGGCTAATATTGGTCCGCTGATTAACGAGGGGAAAGAACATGGATAACATCACTGTCGCGCTGCCTGTTCAGGCTTGGAACAATATCCTTGCCGTATTGGGGGATCGTCCCTTCAAGGACGTTGCCGACTTGATCATGGAGATCAAGCGTCAGGCCGAGGGTCAGGTCTCTACAAAGGCGCCTGCTTCCGAAGTGCCCGAAGTTGAAGAAGCGGCTCAGTAAAGGATGGCCCCGGTGGATCAAGGTACAATCAACATTGCCATCGGGGCGGCCCTTGCTGTCGTGGGCTGGTTTGCCCGTCAGCTTTGGGAAGCCGTTCAATCTTTGAAGGGCGACATCCATCAAATTGAGATAGATCTGCCGGTCAACTACGTCCGCAAGGACGACATGGACAAGCGCATGGATCACATCGAGGACATGTTCAAGCGCATCTATGACAAGCTGGATGGGAAGGCTGATAAATGATCGACACCGACTCCATCACCAAGCCTGTCGCCGTTGTGACAGCCGTTATGGCGATGCTGGGCGGCGGATATTCCCTGTATGATAAGATCAAGTTGCCGCCAAAGGACATCCTCAAGTGGGACGCGGATCATTTCAACATCACTAACGGTGCAGCTTCAGGCTCGTTCAAAGTAGTCGTTGCTAGACAGAAAATCCGCGATGACTGCACTGTTGAAGATTTCAGTCTTGAAGTCCGTGACGCCGACTATATGGTCCACAAGGCGCTGCCGTCCGTTGCCAAGTTCAGCGGTCCTGCCAGCCCGACAGTGGACAAGTTTGGCTACACGATGACCGTGGAGAACCCGGAGAGTGTCGCTCTGGGCGCGGCAAAGCTGATTGCTCGGATTATGTATAAATGCCCAGAGGGCAATGTTGTGATCGCATATCCCGATCACAAGAACCTGACTTTCAGCATAGAGGGAAGATAAATGGATCTCCTTGCTAAATTCGGCCCCCTCCTCGCTCAGGTGGCGCCCTCCATCGCGACAGCTCTGGGCGGCCCTCTTGCTGGCGTAGCCGTCAAGACGCTCTCCAGCGCCCTCTTCGGGCATGAGGAGGGCACTGAGGAGCAAGTTGCGGAGGCTATGGCCAACGCCTCTCCTGAGCAGCTCTCGGCCATCAAGAAGATCGACGCGGACTTCAAGGTCCGCATGAAGGAGCTGGACATCGACCTTGAGCGCATTGCCGCCGGGGATCGTGACAGCGCCCGCCAGATGAACATGGCCAACAAGGACTGGGTGCCGAAGGCGCTTGCGGTCTTCATCACCTTTGGCTTCTTTGGTGTCCTGATCTGGATGCTTGTCTTTGGCCTGCCCAAGACGGGGACTGAGGCCCTCCTAATGATGATTGGCTCGCTGGGCTCCGCATTCGGTGGCATCGTGCAATTCCACTTCGGGTCGTCCGCTGGCTCCAAGGCCAAGACTGACGCCCTCGCTTCAAAGGACAAGTGACATGCAAGAGAACTGGGACGACAGCTTCACCGCCGTCTTGAAGCACGAGGGCGGCTTTGTAAATCATCCGAAAGATCCGGGCGGCATGACCAACTTGGGCGTTACCAAGGCCGCTTGGGAGGGTTACGTTGGCAAGACGGTAGACGAAGCCTTCATGCGTTCCCTAACGCCTGAGGTGGTGAAGCCCTTCTACAAGGCGATGTACTGGGACAAGATCAAGGGCGATCAGCTCCCGGCTGGCGTAGACTACGCCGCCTATGACCTCGCCGTGAACTCCGGCGTCGGTAGGGCGGCAAAGTATCTTCAACAGATTGCTGGCGTCACGGCGGACGGCGTCCTCGGCCCCAAGTCTATGGGCGCCATCAGGGAGTGCGACCCTGAACAGACGGTTGATGCCCTCTGCGACATGCGCCTCGACTTCCTCAAGCGCCTGCCGACCTTCGACACCTTTGGCAAGGGCTGGTTGATCCGGGTGGCTGACGTTAAGGCCAAAGCCGCAGACATGGCGTAAACCGCCCTGCGATGGTATAAAGGGCAGATCGCGGGGTTACCATGACCACAGGCCTCACATATTCGACCTACGTCACCCAGATCGCCACGATGGCGGTCGTGGATCAGACTGACACGGCCTTTCAGACGATCCTGCCGCAGATGATCACCTACGCCGAAAACCGGATGTATCGTGACATCGACTTCATGTTCACCTCGACATCCCTGCATGGGACGACGTTTGTCCTGACTGCGGGGAACAGGAACCTCTCCTTCAACATTAACTTGGCATCAAATAGCGATGCCTCAGAAGGAACCTTCGTCGTCAGCGAGCAAATCAATCTCCTGACCGATGCAAGCGGGAATGCCTCTACGACGACAAACCCGGACGCCTGCGTCCGCGTCCCGCTCCTGCCGACGACGAAAGAATTTCTGGATGCCGTCTACGGCTCGTCCTTGACCGCCAATCGCGGTCAGCCGAAGTATTTCGTCCCGTTCAATGAGACCCTCTTCTTCGTCGGCCCCGTCCCTGATCAGGCATACCCGGTTGAGGTCGTTGGCACCTATCGTCCCAACAGCCTCTCGGCGACGAACACGACGACCTTCATCAGCAACTATCTCCCTGACGTGTTCATCATGGCCTCGATGATCTACATCAGCGCCTACCAGCGCAACTTCGGGCGCCTGAATGATGACCCGCAGATGGCCATCACCTACGAGAGCCAGTATCAGGCCCTACTCAAGAGCGCCATCGTCGAGGAGGCCCGCAAGAAATTTGACTCCTCTGGCTGGTCTTCGCAGTCTCCTGCCACTGTCGCCACCCCGTCGCGGGGGTAATCATGGCTCATCAATCCCTCAAGCTCATCCCCGGCGTCGATCAGAACAGGACGCCCGCCCTCAATGAGACTGCGATCTCTTACACGAACCTGATCCGGTTTATCCCTGATCGGCAAGGTGTTGGCCTCGTTCAGAAGCTTGGCGGGTGGACCCAGTTTTTCACAAGCCCGATCTCCTCGATCATCCGCTGCCTATGGGCGTGGGAAGACATCAACGGGACTGCGCGCCTTGCTGCTGGCGCCGAGGCGTCTCTCACCATCATCAGCGGCGTTTCTGGATCTCGCGGTTCAAAAGTTGTCACGCCGCAGACGACAACTGCGGATGTCGCCGTTTCAGTGACGACTGTAGCTACGCCAACGCCAAGCTCCATCGTAACGATTGACGCTTCCGGCAGCGGCTTGGACGCTTATGATACCGTTGACATCAGGACGCAGATCAGTGTCGGCGGACTGATCCTCTTCGGTCTCTATCCCGTTATTCCCGTTGGAACAAACCAGTTTCAAATCCAAGCTGTCAATGTGCTTGGAGTTCCTGTTTACCCGACATCGAACGTCACGGCTGGCGGTGCTGTTCCTTCCTTTGCCTTCACAAGCGGGGCATCTACAGTCAGCGTCACGCTTGCAGATCATGGCTATTTCGCTGGCGATACGTTCCCCGTTCTGGTTTCCCTGACAGCCGGTAGCGTGACCATCTACGGAAATTACACCGTCTCGTCGGTTACATCCTCCAGCGTTTTCGTCATCAACGCATCAAGTTCTGGCGCGACCACACCGACGCTGACCGCAACTGGCGCCGCAGGAACTGCAACGCTGACCTATTCCTCGTCCTACACTATCCCCGTGGGCAGCACGATTGTCGTGGCTGGCGTCACTCCGGGCGGTTACAACGGCACCTATACGGTGACCGCATCCTCTGCGGGCAGTGTCTCCTATGCCAATGCGACGACAGCCGCGCAGACAGTCGCGGGCACGATCTTCGTCAGTGTTGCCAAGCAGAACCTTGGGAAGGCGGAGTATGTCTACTACAATGGCGTAGGCCCGCTTGCTGCTGGGTCTGGGTACGGCGTCGGAGGGTACGGATCGGGCGGATACGGCTCTGGCATACCACCCGCATCTGGCACAGGGACGCCTATCACAGCAATAGACTGGACCCTTGATAATTGGGGCGAGACGCTTCTTGCCTGCCCATTAAATGGTGCGATTTACGAGTGGTCGCCGACCACAAATAACCCCGTCGCAACGATCATCCCCTACGCCCCGCAGGTCAATGACGGCATGTTTGTCGCCATGCCGCAGCGTCAAGTCATTGCGTGGGGTTCTACATATAACGGCATCCAAGATCTTCTTCAGATCCGATGGTGCGACGTGGACAATTATAATTCATGGATTTTAACCCCCACCAATCAGGCTGGCGGATACCGTATCCCGAAGGGGTCTCGGATCGTGCAGTGCATCCAAGGCCCTCAACAGGGCCTGATCTGGACTGACCTTGGCATCTGGGCGATGCAATATGTCGGCCTTCCCTATGTCTACCAATTCAATGAGGTTGGCACCGGGTGTGGCTTGATTGGTAGAAAAGCTGCGGCCTCAATGGGCGGCATCGTCTACTGGATGGGCCAGAGCCAGTTCTACAAGCTCTCTGGGAATGGCGTCGAGCCCATCATGTGCCCCGTGTGGGACGTGATCTTCCAAGATCTCGACACGGCCAATCTCGACAAGATCCGCGTGGCGCCCAATTCTCGCTTTGGCGAGATCTCTTGGTACTATCCAACCAATGGCAATGGCGGCGAGATCAACGCCTATGTAAAATACAACGTCGTCCTCAACCAGTGGGATTATGGGTTGCTTGCGCGCACTGCTTGGATCAATGAGAGCGTCTTTGGCGCCCCGATTGGCGCCGGTGTTCTGCCCGGCAACGCCAACAACTTCATCGTCCAGCACGAGACTTCGACCGATGCCGTCAACTCGGC